CATCCCGGTTACCCTGGCCGGTATGCTCATAGCGAATTTTTTAAATACAACAAAAAATTTAGCGTAGTCGAGTTTTACTTCTTCTACGCTGATGTACTGACCGGCTGCTATCTCGGTCTTCAATCTATGCAGTTCTCCTTGGCTCTCCTTCAGGGCGATGTCGGCCTGCATCTTCTGTTCCCTGAGCTCGATCTCCTTATCGGTACGGTGCTGCTTTCCGTATGCCTTGTCCGATAGGTATTTGACGTATGCCTGGATCGTAGGCACGAGGTCGTATCTTCGGACGCTCTTTCCATCTTCCAGGATCTTGGTGGTGGATATGATGCCTTCCTGGGTGAGCTGCTGCACGCGGCGGACGGTCACTCCGAAAAGCTGCGCGATGATCTCTGTCCGATAAAAGCTGCCTTTTACTTCTCCATCACTCATCTGAGCGTACCCCCCCCCGCAAAATTTCGGCCATGATTTCGTATTGGTTCATCATAGGCTCACCTCCAACTTCCCGGCTCTTACAGCCTTCTTTCCTGTGAATTCTTCCCATCGGTGGACGATTACGTCGCAGAACTTCTCATCAAGCTCCATCAGAAACGCCCGGCGGCCGATCTGCTCTGCTGCCATGAGTGTGGATCCGCTGCCTCCGAATAAATCGAGGACGTTCCATCCTGGCTTGCTGGAGTTCCGCATCAGTCTTCCGACCAGGTTTACCGGCTTCATTGTTGGATGCACGTCGTTCTTTGTCGGCTTCTTCTCAAAGAGGACGGTCGTCTGGTCTTTGTACTGGGCGATGATCTGATTGATGTATGTGATCAGGTCTTCTTTCTTCATGGATTCCAGGTCGAGTTCATCTTCCAGGAGGATTGTGTCCTGGCTTCGGTCGTCGATGAAGTAATGCGCAGCGCCTTCTTTCCATCCGTAGAGGATTGGTTCGTGGCGCCATTGGTAATCCTGGCGGCCGAGCACGAAGGAGTTCTTTTCCCATATCAGACACTCTGCCAGCTTGAATCCGGCATCTCTGAATGCACGCCTGAATGCCAGGCCTTCGCTGTCTGCGTGGAATATGTACGCTGCGGCTCCTGGCCATGTTCTCGAACATGGCCAGGAATGCATTCTGAAGGAAATCCTCAAAGGATCCCTCGTCCATATTGTCGTTTTTGATGGATCCGTCCTTGTAGTTAACGTTGTACGGCGGATCCGTGATCACGAGGTCTGCTTCCTCGCCGCCCATCAGGGTGTTGACGTCGCCGAGGTCGGTGGAATCTCCGCACATGAGCCTGTGGTCTCCCAGGATCCAGATGTCTCCGCGCTGGGTGACCGGCTCCTCGATGGATTCATAGTCTGCGTCGGCATCGAAGTCGTCATCTTCGGCTTCCACATCCTTGTCGAGTCGGATCACGAGGTCTTCAACCTCTTTTGAACTGAAACCGGTCGCTGTCAGATCGTAATCATTGAGATCGAGGTCGAGCAGTAGGTCTTTCAGCTTGATCTCATCCCATTCTCCTGTGATTTTGTTCAGCGCAATATTGAGCGCCTTCTCATTATTCTTGTCCAGATCGACCACGACGACCTGTGCCTCGGTGTATCCGAGGTCCTTCATAACGTTGTAGCGCTGGTGGCCTCCGATGATGGTTCCGTCCTGGTTTATGATGATCGGATCCACGTATCCGAAGGTCTCAATGCTGCGCTTGATGTTCTGATACTCTGGATCGGCTGGCTGCAGCTGGACTCTTGGGTTGTATTCCGCCGGGCGCAAGCTGGCCAGGCTTCGTGTCTCCATTTTCATTTCTGTTGTCATCCGGTCTGCCTCCAATCTGTTATAAATTCCTTGATGTACCGGGCTGGGCGTAACGAAATGCGAAAAAAAATTAAGGTCATATCCGGGAAAGCATCGGGCCTTCCTCGCCCCGCTGGAAAAAATAAACAAAAGTAGTACCTACGATTTGTGCATTACTGACAAAGCAAAAGAGACCAGCTCTTGTGCTGATCTCTTTCGATGTGGTGCTGCTTCTGTTTGTTTAGATTGCGGAATATTCGCTCTATGCCTTGGTGCGTCTGCCTCTCTCATCCGCCTGCCTCGATGCTACTACTATATCACATGCAAGTGGTGCATGGAGTCGCATCTTTCATCTGATGCAGGTGCGCTGCTTGCCTTGGTGCCTTGGCTACCCTGTGCTGTGCGTGCTGCGAGCGTGGCTGCTGGGTGTGTGCGTGAGCCTGGCCTTGCTGTGCGCCCTGCCTCCTGTCCTGCCTGTGTCCCTGTGGCCTGGTGCTGTGGGGCTGTGCTCTGCCCTGCTCCCTGGTGTGTGGGCCTGCTCTGCCTGCCCCTGTGGGCTGGGCTTGTGCGTGGGCCTTGTATATAGGCCTCTTATAAGCCCCTGCTATATGGGCCTATTTTGCAGCCTTGTATTTCGGGCCTTATAGGGGCCTCTGAAAAAGTGCTTTATTTTCGCCTGGTTTTTCGGCTATGTATTTCTGTGCTTTTTTTCCGGGCTTTGTTTTCGCCTTAAAATTTCCGGCCAGATTTTCCGGGCTTCAAAGGCTGGATTTTTTCTCCGGATTTTTCGCGTAGATTTTTCCGGAGAAAATTCCCCGGATATTTTTCCGGGTTTTATTTTCCGGCATTTTTCCTGGCCTGATTTTCGCGGCGGTATCTGGCTTCCTCTTTTTTCTCGATGTAATATTCATACGATTCCCGGTTCTCCGTGACGAGTTCTTTCACGTAGTTAAATTCCAGGAGTTCGTACATGGCGGCCTTGTGGATTCTGTGGCATTGGCTTTTTGACATCGGGATTCCCTCTGCGATCTCTCCCCATTCATGGCCATCGATGTGGCGGAGCTCGCAGATCTCGCGCTCCATAGATTCCTCCGGTAAAAAATTCAGGATCGTTGCCACGTTGACCATGGATTTATCGGCCTTGGCTTTCTGCTCGTAGATCCTGTCTTCGATGTCGGCCAACTTCATGAGGATTCCGGCTGCGCCTTCGTTGTTGCCTCCACTTCTCGGCAGTGGATCGTATCCCTGCCCTCCGATCGGAGAGTCACGCTCAGCGTTGATCTCAAGAAGCCGGATCTCTAGCTGTTTTTTTCGGCGCTTCGCTCGGACATATTGGCCGAGCATCCATTCTAATACTGATCTATCGTTCTCCAATTCTTCATTGATTTCCTGCATCGCATTTCTCTCCTTTTCTTTGATTTCCGAGCTTGTTACCGGGGAGATTCCCTGGCTTTTATGCGCTCGATGATTTTTAGCGTCTGCTTTGCCGATAGGTATCCTTGAATCGATCCATCGGCCCATATCTCTAATAAGTTCATGATGCTTCCGTAGCTGCACTGGTGCTCTATGACGGATATTTCCTTCGTTGGTTCCGGCAGCGGGACTATGATCTGATATCCGTCGTATAGGTCGTGCTGCTCATGCTCGATCTTTCTCTCCTGGAGCATCTGCCCCAGGAGAATGATTTCACTGTATTTTTCCGACTTATTCATCGTCGTCGCTCTCGATCTCGCTGCCTTCTGGATTGCCTTCCTCTTGCTGGTTCTTCGCCGCTTGTTGCATCATAGCTCCAAAGAGCGCCGCCATTGGATTGATCTGCGGCTGCGCTGGCTGCTTCGGTTCGTTCTGCGCATCGATCATTCTTAAAACCATAATGACACCCGTCGCTGTCTGAATGGCCAGATCTGAATTGTGCGTCTTGTCCAGCGCTCCCAGGTAGCTTTCCAGGTATGCATCTGTGTAGTCGTGAATTTTATCCGTTCTCAATTCCTTTTCCTCCTTATCCTGCAAATATTGACCAGATCAGCATGATTGCTCCGCCGATCACGATGATTGGAACCATGGCTATCATTGCTAAGACTGTGATTAGCCCGATTGCCGTTGCGATGGCTTCTCCGGCTCTGGTTTCGTCGCAAATCTCGACGCTTGGGCACATTCCGGTGCTCCAGTAGCATCTTCCGTCGCATCCGTACTTCTTGGCTCTTTCCTGCTGCTTCTTCAGTTCTCTACTCTGTCTGCTCATCCTCTGCCTCCTTTAGTTTCTGACCACACCACGGGCAGTATGGATAGATCTCTCTGTCTTTTCTGAACGGATTCACTATGGCGCTCTGACCGCAGTTCGGGCATGCCAGCGTCTGTCCTCCGAAGTCGATCTCTTTGTTCTGCGGCTGCATGGCGATCTCTTTCTTGTCCTCTACTCTGAAGCATTTCAGCTTTCTTCCGATGATGTTGTGGTTGAATTCCACGCCTACTCCGTCATCGTCGCTGTACCAGACTCCATGCAAGAATGGGATTCCAGCCCATTGTCCGATTTTATCGCACATCACGATTCCGTATGCTTCTTCCTCCGGGCACCACACTGGCTGTCCTGGCATCTGTTTCAATTCTTCGATTGTAAGTGGATCCTGGTTCATTACCTCCCTTTTACTCATTAGCGCCATCCTCCCAGTTCCACAATCCTTGTTTTCCTTTTGCTGGTATCGGCTTATCGAAAAGCACCGCATCCTTCATAACCCACGCATATCTTCCTGGCTCGTAATTTCCAAACGCATATTCTGCCGGATTCTGTTTCTTCATCCGATCGCAGTATTCTTGATCCATCTGAATGCACTCGACAAGGTTCGCCTGCCCGATGATTGCCCCAAGCGGGAAATCTTTGTAAATAGCTCCTGCTGCCTCGAAATGTTGAAATAATTCATGTGGGTACCGCAAAATTATGTATTGATGATCTACTTTTGCTGCATGAATTAAGATGCGCCCTCTATACCTTGTTCCCCAACTTCTAGTTTCGATGCTTTTTGTTCCCATTGCCAAGAGTTGCGCCCATGGCTGCCATACT